AATGCAGCTCTAGGTACAATTAGCACTGTGAACGGTAGAGCGATTGTCGAAGCACGAAAGCTTGATCCCCCTCGAGTTATACCAACCTTTCAAAAGGGAGATGATCGAACCGACAAGTATGAGGGAGCATACGTAGGGGAACCAAAGCGTGGATTTCAGAAAAATATTATATCTTTTGACGCAAACTCACTGTATCCTAGTGTGATGGTAACCCTTAACTTAAGCCCGGAGACTAAGGTAGGTAGCATAGTCGGTACCGACAACGGAAAGGTTTTTATAAAGACAGTTAACAATAAAGATATTGAGATGTCTTATAGTGACTTTACTAAATGGTGTAAGAAAAATCAGATTGCCGTTACTCGTGCTAAGAAGCTATTTTCTCAAAAAACCAAAGGCATCTTCCCTAGAATTACAGATCACTTCTATGACATACGAAAAGTAAAAAAACAGGAATGGAACGAGGCTCGGGAGGAATTACACCAATTATCAGTAAAATTAGAAAACGAGACCGATAGTAATAAGCGTATCAAAATTGAACAAGATATGAAAGATATGCAATTCAAAATTGATCAGCTTTGGATTTGGCAATTCACTTTAAAAATTCTTATCAATAGAATTTACGGTTATTTTGGCAATAAAATCTCCCCCATGGGAGATGGAGACATTGCAAGATCAATCACACTAACAGGTCAGGATGTAATTAAACAAAGTAATATCATTCTTAAAAACTATATAAAGAAGATAACAGGGTTAACAGATAAAGACCTAGATACTAACGACCCTATCATATATAACGACACAGATAGCTCTTATTGTACTATAACTCCTATACTAAAACATTTAGGTATACCTCTACATGAAAACAATAAAATTGATAGCCGAGTATATGAGCTTGTACAAGACATTGAAGATGATTTAAACGTTCATATTGAAAAATGGGCAAAGGATACCCTGCTAACCAATGACCCTAGGTTTGTTTTTAAGCGAGAGTCTATTTGTGATAAAGGAATATTCTTACAAAAGAAACGCTACGTCTTGCATAAGCTTGATGATGAAGGAGTTGTCTGTAACAAATTTAAATACACCGGAGTAGAAGTGGTTCGCACCACTATGCCCAATGCAATTAAGCCGTTCGTTAAGAAAATTATCGAGCACATGATTATGACTGAAAATCAAAATACTACGAATGAAATCTTCGAAGAGACGTATGAGATTTTTAAGTCACTACCTATAAAAGACATTGCATTTGTAATGGGTGTTAAAGCATATGAAAAATATAGCATACACACTAAAGACTGGATGGTCAAAAAGGGAACACCGATTCACGTTAAGTCCTCTATATATTATAACAAACTTTTAGACCATTACGGTATTTCTAAAAAACATGAATATATTAGTTCTGGAGATAAAATACGGTATTTTTATACTATACCCAATAAGTTTGGGTTAAACTCGTTAGGGTTTAAATATGATGTACCACCAGAATTTCTACAAGACTTTAAAGTAGACTACGAGAAAATGTTCGACAAAATTGTTTATAGTGTTATTGATCGCTTCTATGAAAATGTAGATTGGAAGACGTTTAAGCCGGGGCAAGCTGTAAATTTAGATTTGTTTGATTTCTTTAAATTAGATGTTGCAAATTAATTTAAATACTCTATAATATTGAAATGGACATTATCACATATATTGATAGTATTGGTAGGACGTGCTTTGGAGAGTTAGAAGAACGTACTGATGACGGGATTAAGGTCAAGTCTCCTGCAATGATTATGGTTACGCCAAATGATGCAGCAAACATGAAAGTTGACGTTATGCCGTTATTCTTTACAGAATTCTCTGACGGAAAGCAACCGGTATTCTTTTATAAAAACTCACAATTTGTAGAGGTATTAATAGACATCTCAGGTAAGCTCTTAGAGCATTACGCTGCAAAGATTAACACTAAAGAAGAGCAAAACCCAGAGCCAGTAGTGGAAGCTCTCCCAGAAGAGGTCCCTGAGGTAACCCTGTTCGAAGAATAATATGTCATCTTTAGCCGACAAAGCTTTTGCAAAATTACAAAAGCTAAATTCAAACGCAACTACTCTCGAGAAAAATACTCTCAGTAATGTTTCCGAGTGGATCGATACTGGTAGTTTAGTATTAAATTCTATTATCTCAGGCTCTATGTACGGTGGAGTACCTAAAGGTAGGATTACTATTTTCGCGGGAGATTCTGGTTGTGGTAAGACGTTTATTCTAAATAAGATTTTAGCAAACGCGCAACGTAAAGGTCTGATTCCAGTCATTTTCGACACTGAGATTGCTGTTGAAACTGAAGGAGCAGAAAATGTCGGCTTAGATACATCTAAAGTAAAATACGTTCCTGTTGATACTGTTGAAAATTGTCGTAATCAAATTATGGCACTTCTAGATGAGGTAGAAAAAGAACCAGAACTACATGGTAAATTTATTATCTCTATTGATTCATTAGGAAATTTAGCGTCAGAAAAGGAACTTAATGACGCTGAAGCTAATAAAGGCGCTATGGATATGGGTCTACGAGCTAAACAGCTTAAGTCCATGATGCGGTTGATTACCTTCAAGGCTGCTGTTACTGGTACAACAGTTATATGTAGTAATCATACATACGCAAACCCTGGTGCACTCCACCCTACATTAGTTAAGTCACAAGCGGGTGGCTCAGGGCCCATATACATGGCGTCGGTATTAGTTCAAATGGCAGCAAAGAAAGAAAAGACAGATGCAAGTAACGAAGGAGATGAAGCTCTAACAGAGAGCAGAAACTACTCTGGAGTTACTCTTCGGATGCTTACTGTAAAGAATAGGTTTATACCAGCGTTCCTTCAAGGGGAAGCTTATCTAAACTTTAAAACAGGTCTCGATAAATATTCAGGTTTAAAAGAGATTGCTGTTGCTCATGGAATTATTACCCAAACCGGTTCTACCTATAGCATAAAAGATAAAAAAATAGGTTACTATAAAAATTGGCGCAATGATGAGGAAGTGTGGAGTAATGTGTTACCTGAGTTAGAATCTTCTATAGGAGATAAATACCGTTACGGTAAATCTCTAAACGATGTAGCTATATTACAACAAGACGATGAGTAAAGCAGTAGTACCTATTTCAGGAGGGTTAGATAGTTCAGTAATATTAGGCCATGCTGCAAAGCAGCATGATACAGTATATGCAATAACTTATGACTATGGTCAAAAACATAATAAAGAATTGTTATGCGCTGGCATTCAAGTAGATAATTTTAATTCAAAATATAACAATATTGAAGAACATAAGGTTGTAGATATAAAATTTTTAAAACATCTTGCCCCTACCTCCTCTCTTACAAATGATAATATTAAAGTAGCTCAAGCTCGAGATGTACTAGGGGATGCGCAACCTGTTAATTATGTCCCTTTTAGAAATATGATGATGTTATCTATTGCTTGTTCATATGCAGAGGCCGTAGGTGCAGATACAGTTTATCATGGATCTGCGCTTGTAGATAGTCAAGCTGGTTATTGGGATGGTAGTGCAGAGTTTTTAGAAAACATAAACAATCTAACTGCTTTAAATCGTAAAAATAGAATACAAATAGTAGCTCCGTTAATTAAGGACTCTAAGAAAAATATTATTATAAAGGGGTTGTATACTAAAGTAATATTTAAAGATACTTGGACGTGCTATGAGGGTAAAGAATTAGCATGCGGATATTGTACTGCGTGTAGTTCTCGTATAAAGGGATTTTTAGATAATGACATGAAAGACCCAATTGAATATGAGAGAACGGATATACCATGGAGAATATAAACTAAAATAAATTATGTGTGGAATTTTTGGATCAAACGATTTTAAGACATTTAAAGAGCTGTACACGAAAAACTCTGAAAGAGGCAATTTTGTACGCAGTATAACAATGGTATTCCCCGGAGGAATGAAAAATGGTATTACCGTATCAACTAAACATGACCAAGACTTTAATAAACCTATAGAAGAAAATCCTTTTTGTATATACTACTTAGGTCATGTTCAGTCTCCGACATCAAGCGCTCGAGAGTTTAATACTAAAACGTCTCACCCATTTAACTTAAATGATAAGTATGTAGCGCACAATGGAGTTCTCTCTAACCATGAAGAATTAATTAAAGAGTATGACTTAGATATAACTTGTAGTGTGGATAGTAGTGTAATCCTCCCGTTAATAGAAAAGATAGGGTTTACTGATGCCCTATCTACATTACAAGGTACCTTTAGTTGCTGGTATTATAATACCAATACAGGAAGTATGCGTATATTTAGATCTGGCTCTACCCTATTTCTTAACAACGGTAGCTTTAGTTCTATACAACCAGAAGATTCTCACGAGCAAGGATACAACAGTATAAATGAAGGACATGTATTAGAGTACAATTTTACTAATAACACATTTAACAAAGTAGATGAATTTGAACTAAAAGACTCTTCATTCTTTTTATGAAAACTTTGATCGCAGTCGCGACGAAATCGACAAAAGCTGAATTTAAAACCTCGAGGTTATCTAAAAGCTTACAACACCATGAAGAAAATACGATAACTACTTTTGATCTTCAACCCACGTATAAAAACACTAGCGGGTTGTGCGCAGTTTATAATAATTACCTTACAGCAAAAAACCTTAACAAATATGATTGTATTTTATTTATACATGATGACGTATTTATTGATAGCATAAATTTTTTAGTAGAAATTCGCAATCTATTTAAACAGGGATTTGATGTAGTAGGTTTAGCGGGTGGTAGTAAAATACAAGTTAAACGACCTTGCTTATGGCATTTGTTATGTAAACCAGATACATTATCTGGTATAGTATCTCACTATCAAAACAATACAGATTACGCTCCGACAATATTCGGTCAAACTCCAAAAAGTGTGGTATTATTAGATGGATTGTTTTTAGCAGTACGTACTAAATCAATCGCAAATAAAAAAATAAAGTTCGATAAAAATATAAAAGGCTTTCATCATTATGACTTAAAGTTTTGTTTAGACTGTCACTTAGCTGGGTTGCGGTTAACTACTGCTCCTATTCACGTTATTCACGAATCACCAGGCCTAAACCAAATCACAGAAGAGTATGGCAAATCAGAAGACTACTTCTATAATACTCTCGTCGAACATGCTAACAAGCGAACATAACTACTTAGACATAGATCTCGAATATTTAGAAAAAATCGTTTTTAAGAACTGTCTTGAAGATGATATATATTTAAATTCTATTATTGATAATCTTAATTATAAATTCTTTAAAAATAAAGAATTTCAACAGATTGTTAAATTAATACAAGCTCTATATAAAAAGAATAATAAGCGACCTTCAAGGACCGAATTAGAGTTATATCTAAATACCGATCAACTTAAAGAGCATTACACTAAAAGTAAAACCTTAATTAATGAAATAGAATCTGATCTTACCTCTGAAGACTTATACATATATACGGAAAAGTTTCTTCAAGAGCAGGCAGTATTTAATACGTTCTTAGAAATTGTTGATAGTAAAGAAAGAGACATAAAGAGTATTCATGAGAAATTTAATAAAGCTTGTAATATCTCTATTACTACAAATATAGGGCATAATTACTTTAAGGATTTAGAGCAGCATATAGTTAACCTAACAACTCGAGAGCATAAAATTAAAACCGGTTGGGATTGGTTAGATGAGCGCTTAGATGGTGGCTTCTTAGAAGACGGTAGAAGTTTATATGTTTTCGCTGGACCTACAAATGTTGGTAAGTCAATATTTCTTAGCAACATAGCTACTACGGCTGCTAGTGAAGGTAAAAATGTATTAGTAGTTTCTCTTGAAATGTCAGAAATGATTTACAGTAAGAGGATTACATCAAGAATGACAGGTTTACCTATTAATCATTTAGATGATCACATTGATAGTTTACGAGAAAGTGTTGGTAAGTTTAAAATGCTTCACCCTAGAGCAAATATGATTATTAAAGAATTTGCACCAAATTCTATTACCCCACCGCAGTTAGAAGGGTTTATAAAAAAATTAATAAACAAAGAATTCAAGCCAGATATTATTGTATTAGATTATTTAAATTTAATGGCTAGTACATATGGTAATAATTCCTATGAAAGAATTAAAAGTATATCTGAGCAAGTACGAGCTATGTCTTATACATTTGAGTGCCCTGTTATATCAGCCACTCAAGTTAACAGAACTGGATATGGTAATAACGCTGGAGGGCCTGGGTTAGAGTCTATTGGTGAGAGTTACGGGTTAGGAGCCACAGCAGATGCTATTGTTAGTATTTGGCGAACAGAAGAAGACGAAGAGGACGATGCCCTACATATAGGTATAATTAAAAATCGCTTTGGGTCTAATACAGGTAGCACTCGATTGAGTATTGACTATAATACCTTGACTTTGACGGAGAATAATGACCTCAATGTTAATGATGATATTAACGCAGCAGAAGATGATGCTGTACAATTTGGGAGAACTGTGTAAATATATACAATGTCAAAGGCTGAGATAATCTTTACAGACTTAGATCTAGATGGCTGTTGTAGTTATTTAGCGTATTGTTGGTTGAATCAAACGAAGCCAAAAGCAATTACGATTAAGGTTTCCTCTTTAAGAGAAAAGTTTTTGGCATGGCTAAAGCGTAATAAAATATCAGATTATAAAAAAGTTTATTTTTTTGACTTAGATACTACTGAAATAAAAGATCTTATTGACAAAAAGAACGTAACTGTATTTGATCATCATAAATCTCATGAAGAAGAATATAAAAACGCAACAACTATAATTGATAAAGAATGCACATCTTGTAGTAAGTTAATATACAACCACTACAAGAGTAATGCTAATCTCACTAATGAGCAAAAGAAACTGATCGCATTTGTTAATGATTATGATTGTTATGAATTAAAATTTCCTGAGAGTAATAAGTTAAACTTTCTATTTTGGTATAAAAATGGAGATAAGCTACAAAATTTTATAACAGATTTTGAATCTGGTTTTCATGGCTTTACTAATGAACAAAATAAAATTATAAGTTATCATTTTTATAAATTTAAAAAACTCAGAGAAAATGTTTCATTATATAAATCTACAATAAGTATTGCTGGTAAAGAGTATAAATTTATTAGTACGTTTGGAAATGAATATGTTAATGATTTGTGTCAGTATATTATTGATAATAACGATTGTGATGTATGTTTAATGATAAATTTAAAAAACAATAGAGTATATTTACGTAAGAATAGAAAGACAGATTTAAACTTAGGTAAATTTGCGCAAAAGGTGTGTGATGGTGGTGGTCATGAGTATGCTGCTGGAGGCTCTTTA